TGTCGTATTTGCTCAGGTATTGGTTGTTGCCCAGTTCGCGCACGTACTGCAACTGTCCGGACTCATGGCCGACTTGCGCGAGGAAAGCGGCGATGCGTTTGGGGCTGTTGATGTTGCGGCGGGTCATCGCGGTGTTGAGGGCGGAAATGAAAACGCCCGCTTGGGAGCGGGCGTTGGGCATGATGCTTATTAGTTGTTCATTCGTGACGGACATTACAATCCCTCTCCTCTTTTAGTTGTGAGGAGGTGTCAGTGACTTTTAAAGAGCTCGCTTTCAAGCCAGTCCGGCTCGACCGGGCGGCCCTCGGTTTCAGGAAAGTCCGGAGCTGAAGGCCAGTCCCGCAAAAGTTGCCGATACACCAGCAACTCCTTGAACTCTAGAGTGCTCAATGTGGTGCCTTCGCCCACTTCCAGTTCTTCACCATCGCGCACGACTAGCCATTGGGTCAGTTCCAGTACCTTGTTTCGCCAGGCTCGCTCAATGGCATCACTGGATTGTGCGGCCAATAAAACCCGTTCCGGGCGCCCGTCGCTGTCCAAAGATAGAACCGTACCTTTGGGCGCATTCGCGACCAACGCGCAATATTCCCCTTCGCTTAATTTGAAAGCATCGGAAGGAATACTGTCGCCGTGTAAGTCCGAATGATAAAAGCCGGACGTCGAGGGAGAAAAAAAATACATATTCAATATCCTATTCCGACAACACGGGCGGCAATGGAGCCAGAGGGCCAATCCGGACAGCGCACATTAATTCCGTTCTGCCGGCTTACTGAGGATATGGCATTCCAAGTCATGAACGTTCCTGACGCTGTACCTTCATGAGTGGCCACAGCCAGGAACAACGCGTTAGGAAACACCAATGGCCACAAGTTGATATCCCCGTAACCGCCATTGCCAGCCTGACTGGCGCTGCCGGTAATCCATTGGATAATCAACCCGCCCATCCAGGACGGAAAAACGATATAACCCGAAGCCCCCATCCTCACCATGAACCCCAACCTGAGTTTTTTCGGAGTCACGATAGACGCATCACTGACACCCGCATTGACGTCGGCCTGGGTGGCAATTTTTGCAGTGCCAGCAAGGGACTCTGTCGCTTGTAGCACCCTCTTCGCAATCGCTTGAAAGACCCTGAGCGGCGTCATCGACTTAGTGGCATTGGCACCTGACTCGGCGTCCTCCTGACTCGCCAGGTTTTCATTTTGCTTTTTAGCAATCAGTGTATTGATCGCTGCATTCAACTGGCCGTTATTACTTTCATCCGCCGCAGAACCGGCGCTGTTGATAACACCCAGAATTTCCTGAGTAACGCCATTGCCCCAACTGGCCGGAATCAAAGATCCCGGCACACCCGTCAGCGGATTTTCATCCGCAAACTGTCCATTGACCAAACCCGCACTGGGTACACTTTTTGGATAATCCATCGTCCGTGTCCTTTCAATTATTATCTGGAAACTTCGTCAACAGCAGAGGCCAGCCATTCCGGAATTCGGGGTCGAGAAACAACGTCTGGAAAGTTTGCCGCAGAAGGCCAGTCGCGCAGGGCCTGCCGATACTCGAGCAACGCCAGATACGCTTGGGCCGTGAGTGTCGTCACCCGGCCAAGTTCCTGTTCGTCACGATGACGGTTCAACAACCATTGGCTATTTGCGAGAGTGGCCTGTCGCCAGACCCGCTCTAGTTCCGCAGCGTCATCGTTGCCAGTGTTTGACGCATCGATCACCTGCCCATGCTGCGGCACCGGAGGAAGCACAAACGCCTGATTGTCGCTGCTGATCGCCGAGCCTAATTCGATCTCAACACCGTCCGGCACACGGACCATCGACGCCACGAAAGACGGAGCAAACAGTTGGGTAATCGCATAGTCACCGGTATCAATCAGTTCAACCGCAACACCGTCTTCCACCCGCGCATAAACAGCCATTACTCGTACTCCCATATTTCACAAAAGGCGTTACCGCCAGCCCCGCTGGAAATGGAAGCAGAGGTACTGTTGGAACAGGCGCCACCGCCGCCAGAACCCCGTACACCGGCATTGGCACCAAGGTTTACTCCGGTGAAGGGGCCGCCGCCATCGAACGGGCTGGCGCCGCCCATACCGGAAAGAAGCCCCCATACCGAATTGCTCATGGCATAACCACCCGCGTTGCCACGGGCATTGGAGAGATTTCCTCCGGTGACCGACTGTCCACCTACCCCGCCCTGAACGCAGCCGGATGAGGTTCCCGTCAATGCCATCGACAGGATCGGCCCGCCTGCCCCTCCCGATGCGCTCATGTAGGTTCCAAATGAGGCACCGCCTCCCGCCAGGCCGGTCGTGTTGCGCGGACTACCACCTGCGCCCAAGGATAAAGGCACGCCTGCCAGCATTTCCGGTGTTACGTCATACAGGCTTTCGGCATAGGCGCCCGAACCACCGCCACCGCCCAAGGCTTGATAATTCGCCGCAACAGGCCCACATCCGCCCCCGGAACCACCCGCCCCGATCAGCCGCACTCGAATCCGCTTCGCCTTGGGGTTAGGGCGGTAAACGGTGATACCCACCGTGTCGAACTGCTTGACCGCCAGCAACCGGCCCACGGCATCGGTGATGCCATACCCACTCAACGTGGTCGGGGTATTTTTCATTTTGGTGAAGTCGACCAAGGCGCTGATGGCCATTGCCAGTTGGTCGGTTCTGGCCTCGTCGGGGGTCAGCCCGGCAGCCTTGATCACGCTCAGAATTTCCTGCGTGACACCGTTGCCCCAGACGGCGGGAATCAACGATCCCGGTGTACCGACGACAGGGTTTTCATCAACAAACCAGCCGTTGACCAAGCCAACACTGGGAATGCTTTTTGGATAATCCATTTTTATTTCTCCGCACCAGGCGATATCGAGTGTCTACGGTTTCGCCGCAGCCCCCGGAACAACAGGCCAATTGATTTCTCCTGGAAAACCCGCTTGTTGTTCCAGCCGATTGAGCTCAACGCTGTAGAGCTTCCACTCCAGCAACGCCAACTGTTCATCGTGGGAGGCATCGCCGATGTCTTCGGCGTATTGAAGAGGAGCGATGCGCAGTACGGCTTCGCTCAACAGTCTGTCGCGCTTGGCCAGAGCCTGGATTTTGAAGTCTGCCAGTTGGGCCGCATCGTCGAGTTTCCAAGCGTTATCACGCCAGATGTAGAAGTCGCCCGGCCATGGCTCGGAAGTGAAGTCTTCAGGCAACTCGCCCAGTTCATTCCAAACCTGCTGGGCACCGCCATCCTTGCGATAAACCAGGCCACGTCGATCAATCACTTCACGCGGCACCTTATTGACCAACGCCCATATACGGCCTTGCTCTGGTGGCGGTAATTCAAATGAAAGCTCAACGGCATTACTGGGCAGTTGAATACCAATACCCGGCGTGACAAAGAACGTGACAGGCCCCGACAAGGCGCCCGAGTGATCAAACAGATAATTAAACATGGGCACCTCAGATGAGTTTGATGCGGCCGGGATAGGCGATATTGCGCGGACGGGATTTATAGACGTAAAGCAACGTACCGGCGGGCTCCATCTGGTAACTGGTCCCTACTGGATAAATGGGACCGCCATTGGTGAGCGAGCCGACGTATTGGGTTTCTTCGCCGTTGGCCGCACCGATGGTGGTCAGACTGTCACTCCATCGCGCCCCTACCGCACCGCCGCCATTCGACCCCAGGGCGTAGGCGTGAGCGGTGCCGGGTTGAAAGGCGCCGATGAGCCGCCCTGCATCCACGCCACGGCCTTCGTCCAGAACCCTCAAAAACTCTCCGCGATTTTCCGGACCACGGAACGTCAACGCACCATCACCGCTGGTCCACTTGCCTTCGTTGCCCACCCGAGCGGCCTCGGTGCCAAGCATTCCCGACTGTTGGGCGTGATCCCACAACCAAGGCCATTGCGCCCGGTTCATGACCGTGCCATTGAGCGCCCCATACCCGCCGGGGCTGAGCAACGTGGTCGTCTCGAAAAACGGTCGACCCAGCGGGGTGTTGTCAAACCGCCCCACCGGCCACCAACTGCCAGCGCCATCACTGCGCAATTGCCACCAGTCACCACCGCCCATCAGCACCAGAAACGGATAACCAGTCGCTGAAAGATGGGTGTGAAATCTGATTCGGTCGGTGCCCGCCGCCTGGATAACCAGTCGGTTGCCACTGTTGTCTACCCGTCGAACAATGACATCGCGAACGCCCGTTACAGCGTTGGCCGGTGGCAGCGTGATGGTGGCAGGCCCGGGACTGGCATCAATCAACACCAGGCCGAGTTCTTCCGGCGCCAGCATCTTTGTGGCCGCCAGCCGCGTCACCACCGAACGCATCGGGCTGGTCACGCCAATAATCGTTTGGATCGCCTTGAACAACTGACCGTTGTCAGCTTCCGAAGGCGCCATCCCGGCGCCGGCGACCACACTTAAAATCTCTTGCGTCACCGAGTTGCCCCAGACCGCCGGAATCAACGAACCGGGCGAACCGGCCACCGGGTTTTCATCGACAAACTGGCCGTTGACCAGTCCCACGCTGGGGACGCTTTTTGGGTAATCCATGGATCTGCTCCCTGTAATAAATTCCCTGCGTGGCCATTGGCACACCGGCTCGACAGGTCATGTTTGAATAAAAACAAAAACGCCCACAGGGACGTGGGCGTTGGGTACAGCGGGTAGCTCGAACGGACTAGCCCGCTAGGTCACTCACCACGTTGCGGATAGCGGTGATCGCGTCTTCGCTGACCTGCCTGGCCAAGTCGGTTTTGCCCTTGGCAAGGTGCGCTCGGATTTGCGCTTTGGCTTTCAACCGAAGCAATCGAATGGTCAGCAGGCTTTCTTGGAATTGGGCAGCCTTGGCAATGATCTGATCGGCGGCCTGTCTGGCGGTTCGGCCTTTTATCACCCAGGCAGATACCGACAGCGGCACGGCTTTTTTTGGATAGCCTTCATCGAAGAAAGCTTGGGCGTCAGCGGCGGCCTGGGCGTATTCCATCGCTCGTAGCGGATCCCCGGCAATGGCCTGGCGAGCCGAGTCAGCAGCCTCGTCCACCGATGTACAAAGCTGATCGGCGTCCAGAGCGTTCAACGCCACGGCATCGGCGCCATCCTGTGCCCACTGGCTGCCATCCCAACGATGGCCCGGGGAGGGCTGCAGTATGTCGACGTTCGCCAACGCGCCTTCGAAAACCACGTGCGGCAAGGCCTTCCGAACCCATTGTTCAGCAGTGATGTGCAATACGCTTGCACCCATCGCCGGCGCGGCATAGGCGAACAATTCGGTGTCTTGCCATTCAATAACTGCGCCTGAATGACGGCAATAAAGCACTTGTTTTGTCATGTTTTCACCACTCAACGATCATGAGGCCGGGCGCTCCCTGAGCACCGGGCTGCGCACTGCCTACGCCCACAGCGTAATAGCCACCCGCACCACTGCCACCGGCACCGAAACCATATGCTGGCTTGCCGGGATACCCTGAACCTGTGCCGGAACGGGCTGAGCTTCCGCCAGTGCCGAAAGGTCCACTTGCCCCAAATCCCCCATACCCGGCGGCTACGTTGGCGACAGTGTCTGTCGCATCCCCGCCGGCAGGAAAACCCTGCCCTCCCGTGGGGCCGGGAACAAACCCGGAGGCGTTGACGCCTGAAATGCCTGGATTGCCACCGGACAACACAAGCAGCGCACCTGATGTGCCCACGAGCGTATTGCCACCCGCCGTTGCCGCCGTCCCGACGCTTGCACCGATACCCGCAGCACCGATGACAATCGGGATCACTTGCCCAGGTGTCACCGCAACTTGCAGTTTGATGACCGGTTGACCGGCACCGCCGCCACCGCCGCCCGAAGCAATTGCACTGGTACCGCCAGGACAAGCACCACCCCCGCCACCGCCGGCACATCCGCTGAGCCAAATCTTCGTCACGCCAGCCGGAACAGTGAAACTGCCATTAGCAGTGAAACGCTGGATGCCAAGCCCCGCAGACGAGCGGCTGAGACTACGAATCGCGCCTAAAAGCTGGGTCAGATTCGACTCACTCGGCGTCAGTCCCGCTGCGTTTATCACCTCCAGGATTTCACGTGTGACCCCATTGCCCCAGCTCGCTGGAATCAACGAGCCCGCCGTCCCGGTTATCGGGTTTTCATCGACGAACGCTCCATTCACCAGCCCTGCGCTGGGAACGCTTTTTGGAAAATCCACTGTTCAGCTCCATCTGCTTACAGAACAAGTTCGAATACCGTCTGAACTACCCACGTAAAAATGAAAACGCCCGCTTGAAAGCGGGCGTTGAGGAAGATTGACCGGAGGTGAGGGTATTAGCCGTTCTCTCCTTGAATGCCTTATACCGCTCATCATCAATCGAAACTGCGCCGATATTCCCCCAGAACCCCTGATCCTGGGCAGAAGAAAACTCCGCAACAATATTCTTTCGTTCCTCACTATCGAATTGAACATTCACAACATCCATAGCGAACTCCTGACTAATTAAACGAGTAACTGCTGATATAAAGCTCAAACCTCGGGGTGCCCGCAGTACTTTGGCAATACATATAAATCGTTGGGCCTCCAAGCACGGGCATCGAATAGTTTCCGGACAATCCCGCTCCCGAGCCGAGCGACGCTGAGATGATTTGTTGTCCTAACCCAGCGCCATCAGCGTTCACCACCAAATTCATATACGACAACACTTGAGAAGCGTTGGAAATAACCATCTCCCCACTTATTTCAACTGCATTGGCAGGAACGACACCGGCAATGGACAAGGACGATGCGTTCAACACCGCGCCGCCGTCATAGGCCATCGACAGCACTATGTAAATCTTACGACCTCGTTGCGCGCCTGCTTTGAATTTTCCTGACGCATCAGTTGCCCACACACTGATTAACGCAGAAGCGTTATATCCATTCGGCATTTTCCCGCTGCTATATACGCTTGGCGCCAACATCGACGTACTGTTAACAGCCAGAATATTCTGCTCGCCGGTGACAGAATTGTAGATGGCGTACAGCGCAACAAAGCCCTTGACCGGTGCCGGGCCGATATCCATTCCGCCGGCACCTGTCGCCCCCAGGTTGATAACCTTGTTGAAGTTCTGTAACCGATAACCCACACCGCCGATTGCAGATTGAACAGTCAACTCATCAGCCTTAAAGTTACCCGTCAATGAGGCGACAGGAATAGAAAGGCTTGCATTTCCCATCAACCCCGAGATGGTTCCAGAACGTTTTGAAGCGTCATCCAACAGTTTATTGATAGCTTCTAACAACTGTGTGTTGTTGCCTTCTGCAGCGGGAAGTTTCGCAGCGCCAATAACACCGAGTATTTCCTCAGTCACACCATTTCCCCAACTCGCCGGAATCAACGACCCCGGCGTTCCGGTCATGGGGTTTTCATCGACAAACTTGCCATTCACCAATCCGGCGCTGGGCACTTTCGTTGGAAAATCCATCCCTCTACTCCCTAGTCATAATTAATGTGCACCGTGGTATGCGCCGGGGCGCTCCTGTGGATCAGACATTCCAGCGCCGAGCCGGGATTGACGCCGAAGCGTTCGCCCCAGTAACTCGCGCCGAAACGCCGGCCCAGCAGCAAGCGGCCGCCGGTGTTGAGCGTCCACATGAACTGCGCTTCCCAGGTGCCCCAGTGCGCCGCGCCGAAACGCGAGCGGCCCATGCGGGGGGCTTCGAGTTCGGTGATGGTGGCGTTCGGGTAGCCTTGGGTGCGGGCGATTTCCAGGTAGTAACCGACCGCTTGACTGCCGACCGCCAGCAAGCGGCGGCGTACCGCGAGGCGTCGGTCATCGAACAGCGGTGTGGCACCGAGGCACGGGTCCGGCAGGTTCATCACCTGCTCCCAGTCCGGCACCAGTTCGCTGACGCCGGCCGGGTCCATTTCGTTGAGCAAATCGGCGGCGCGGGCATCGAGCCGGGCCAGCTCCAGAGCAATGCCGTCCAGGACTTCTTCCAGTTCAGGCACTTGTTCGGGGTCCCACGCCGGGCCGCTGGGCAGCAGACTGCGCAGTTGCGCGTGGTATTGCGCGGCGGTTCTTATGCCCCCCATACGCAACCTCCGAAGGTCAGCAGCTCGCTTTTGTTGGCTGACACATCGGCCACGGGCGACTTGAGCGTGTGGTCGTATTCACCGCTGGCGCTGCTGATGGCTTCGCGGATATGACTGATCAGCAACGCAACACCCAGGTCGGCTTCACGGTTATGCAGATCCCGCAATTGCGCTTCCACAGCCGCCCGCACTGCTGTGGTGTCGGGGTTCACGTTGAGGCTGTAGACCACCGGCACTTGAATCGGCGCCTGCACATGCACTTCGGCAGTGACCGGGCGCAGCGGCTCAATGTAGGCCTGGACTTGGGCCAATTGCTCGCCGTTCGGCACCGGTTGCGGATCATCGTCGCGCATGATGTACAGGCTGACCGTGCCCGGCCCCAACAGGCCGCCACGGCACCAGGCGCGGGTGACGCCGGGGCATTCCAGCGCCCAGGTTTCATAGTCCTGCGCCGAACCGCCGTGGGGGATGACTCGATAGGAACGGATGACCCGCGAGCGCAGCGACTCCAGACTTTCCCGCGCCACGCCGCCGCTGAGTCCCGGCGCCAACACGATGAAGCTGCTGCCGACGATGCCGGCAATCGGTTGCACTGGCGTCAAGGCCAGACCGGCATCGGCGTTGCCCAGGCTGCCGGCGTCGAGCGCGGCGATGGTGGTGCTGTTGAGGCCGCTGCTGGTGGTGCGCGCGGTGGTGACTTTGTAGGTGCGACCGTCGCTCGATTGCAGCAGCGTGTCGACGTCCAGCACCGCGCCGGCACTGGCGCTAAAGCTGACGCTGCCGCTGGCCGTTTGCGCGACTTTGCGCGGCTGGTTCAGGCGCAGGGCGGCGATCCGTTCCAGGGTCGACTCGTCGGCCGTGTCCGGGAGGATCTGCTCGGCGATCCAGTCCAAGTAGCCATACAGGCCATAGGCGGCGCCACCGAGGGTGCGGGCCAACACTTGCGCATCGGACTGGCGCAGCGAATCGCTGGCCAGGTCGCTTTGGGTGCGTTTGATCAGCACCGGCAGCGAAGGGGTTTCAAACGGCATAGATCACCTGCCAACTGTTATCAGGGTTGATGTCCAGGCGCTCG